CATTGTATGGTTTGACATCTGTTGGAAAGCCATTTACTTGGTTCTCAGGATACTGAATACGTTCAGCATCGTCTTCAAAGAGAATGTTAGTGACATCACGTAGGCTCTTAATTGTTTTAAAACGTGCATTGCCTTGTTTTGTAGTAACAAAATAACCGTTGTTGTCTTTCTCAACTGAACCAATCTTCTGTTCGTCTTGTTTGATTACCCAAAATTTGCCGTTCACTACTGGTCGTGCAACTGTCTCACTCATGCTTTAATGCTCCTTGATATGTTTGATTAAGCCAACGACCGTATTGCTCTGCGTTCTCGCTTAGCCTGTTCAGATCGTATTTACCACAAAATTTAAGGAACTTGCTACCAACTTGTCCTACGTCTTTGTTGCTTACTTGTGTAATAATTTCTAAGTCTACTCTGTCTTTAATTTCTGCAGGTTGTTGTGTAAGATCAATCAACTGTTTATTACGGTTGTAGTCATCTAACACTCTATGCTCTTTGTCCTCGTGATCAGTCCAACGTTGTAGCATCATGTTGTTCCAAGCATAGCCCTTATTGTGTCTATCTGCATATGCTTCTAACAAGCCCACCTTGTTCTTAGTCCCTTTCTTACGTACACCAGGAAATGCACTAAACACATTGTCACTGCTATCGCCTCGCATACACTTTTCAAATAGCAAGTATTCAGGATCACCTAATAGTTTAGGCTCTTTAGTTTTCTTATCTATAACCTGTTTGCCTTTAGCATCATATATACCTTCTAGTGTAATTAAGTTATCTGTAATGCCATTGAACTGTGTAACCTTATCTGTAATCAACTGATAGAAGTCACTATCACTACTGATAATAATATGTTCATCTGTAGGATGTAGTGCAATAAAACGTGCAATAAGATCATCTGCTTCTGCATTAGCATCACGTAACACACTACAATTAGTTTTATCACGTAGGTATTGATTAAAGTCGTCAAATGTTTCCCAAAACAATTTGTCTTCTTCTTGTTCACGTTCAGTTTGTGCGGCTCTTGCTTCTGTACGATTTGCTTTGTATGGCTTGTAGTAATCCTTGCGCCATGAACGTCCTTCTAAACAAAACACAACATGATCGGCATCAAACTTCTTTACAACTTTGTTGATAGCAGCCATGCTTATATGCAGTGCATAGCCAACTTTCTCCCACGGATCACTTGCACGGAAGGCAACGTGTCTAGCACGAAAAAACATGTTAGCAGTGTCAATCAATAGATACTTCATACGAATCCTTTTGTTAATAATACACTTATTATAACACTAGATTAGTTTATTGTCAACGATATATTTTGTTAAAAATTGTGCCCACACTCTGTGTCCGTCTGCACCATAGTGCCAACTAGTAGGACTTACAGTGTCACATTTAGCACTAACAACTTTATCGTAAGTTGTATCGCCATAAGGATCTATGTAACTGGATCCCCATTTCTTCTTTGTTTTTATTTTGCTAAAGTTGTTGTTACCATTGAAGAAAATGTGTGCTACTTTCTTTTTTTCTAATGCTTTATGAAACTTCCATATCTTCGAGTGTGCATCGTCGGTTTTCTTTGCCCAGTTGATATTTGCAACATACTCCTTGTACTTTTCTTTGTGACTCTTTGGAACTACATCAGTGCCACTGGCATTAATCTGATAGTATACACCATCTATTAACCACTCTTCGCGTTCCCATGTGCTCCATTGTATGATCATAAATGTTTGGTACAGTTCATCTTTAAACTTTTTTATCCAGTCATTGGTAGTTCTAATAATTCTATCGTTTGAGCCGGCACTCTCTGCATTACACACCAAACCCATGCTAAGTCTATCGCTCAACAGTCTAGAAAAACTAACTGCAATATTATTAGGGTGCGGAGCTCTGCCCAACATCCAGTATTGACTATCGTCTTCTGCAAACGCATGGTTGTTTACACATTCTGCTGCCGCGGTGTGTGAGTCGCCATTGGTGTATAGTATCATATTAGTTGATTTTCTTTTATGTGATCAATTAATACTGTTCCCCATTCTGTGTGTGCTTCTGCAAGGAAATGATACCAACGATCATACTTGTATTTACGATTCTTTAGATACCAAAAATAACTTTGTTCGTTATTGTATGGACCTATATAACAATTATTCCATTCAACTTGATCCTGAGTCTTGACACCTTGGAAGTTGTACATACAGTTAAAAAATAAATGTGGAATACTTTGTTGCATTAACCAATTATGGAAGTCATATATTTCTTGATGAACTAACCTGCTTTTAATTTCAAGTAAACTATAGTCTTGTTGTTTATGCCATTGATTATAACGTTCTTGTAATTTTTCTGGTAAGTGTTTGTACCATCCTACCATAACATTATAATGAATATTCTCATACAACCATTCTTCGCGTTCCCATGTACCCCAACCAACCAGTATAAAACTATTATCAGTGGAGTTGTTTGTAAAGTATTCTTTGGTTGTGCGAATTATTCGAGTCGCACTACTGGCTTCTTCTGAATCGTTGTGTATTTGTAAGTTAAAGTTATCTGCAACATGTTGAACAAACGATTTAACGTTGCCGCCTTTTATTGCGCCAAGACTGTGGCTATCACCATTTGCATAAAGCAACATTACTTTACTTCAGTATAGCCGTTGCCTAGATCTCTACTTTGTGTGTAACGGATATCTGGGTCAGACTGTTCTTTTTCGTATGTTTCTAATGCAACATTACGGCATACGTTTTGAAACCATCGGTCAACAATTACATGTTCTTCTTCATTGGGTTTCATTTGATAGCCAGCACGTACAAGATTAGCAATAAATTTTTCGTTCCAGTCTAGTTCGAATGCACCGTTGTTGATCTCTTGAGGATCGATATCCATACTTAAAATACTGACATAGGGTTCGCCAGCCGCAGTTGCAATTTCTTTGTCTGTTTTCTTAGACTTTGGTTTTAATTTTTCTTTGACTACGGGCTTTTCTTTTATACCCATTGCTTTTTTAATCTTATCTAACATGTTTTACCTTACTCTGAAAAGTATTTGTCCAGCATTTCTAGTCTATCATCTGCTTCTGCTAGTTTGTTTAGTTCTGCAATAACTGCTTCGGTAACATCTGAATGCTCACCAATACCTGCTGGCATAGTCTTATATACCTCAATGTTTGCTCTATGTACTGCAATTTCACCTTCGGCTTGTTTTCTTGCCGCTAGTATTATGTGATCTCCTACTTTCATTACACATCTCCCAAGTTTTTTGTGAATACCGGAATTGGATTCATCTTATGTAAATTACGACTTCTTAAAATTTTATATAGCTCGATACTATCTATCTGTTGTTCAGACATATCATCAATGGGATTTTCTACATTATCCATGCACCATTCAAGTTCTGGATAGGTAAGTCCGTTAAGTTGGTCAGCATCTACCCTGCCATCCTCCCACAATCCATCTGTTGGTGGTGCATCTATAATTTTTTGGTTAATACCTAGTTCTTTACCTAGTGCCCATACTTCTGTTTTGTACAAGTCAGCTATTGGGCTAATGTCTACTCCACCATCTCCATATTTTGTATAAAATCCAACACCAAAGTCTTCAACTTTGTTGCCTGTTCCAACAACTATACCGCCAAATGTTTGGGCCTTTTGATATAGTGTCATCATACGTAGTCTTGCACGGGAATTTGCTAGTGCTAGTTCATTCTTTGGAAACTGAAACAGGTCTTCAAACTTTTCAAATACTGGTGTGAGATCAATCATTTCAAAACTTGCATTCATGTAGTGTTCGCCTAACCACAAACAATGATCAATGCCTAAGTCCGTTTGTTCCTGCTTTTGTCGTATTGGCATAACAAGTGTTAATGTAGGAATGCCTGTTAGACAACACAGAGTACTAACAACCGCACTATCAATGCCGCCACTTACGCCTACAACTAATTGTTGAATATCGTTGGTCTTACAATAGTCTTTTATCCAGTCTTTTATCTCAGTCTTCAAATCCATTTATAGTCCTTTGTTACGTAACTTGTCTAAATCAATCGGAGCCTTCATTGCACGTTCTAATGGAGTGTTAGGTTCCCCAGGCGTTTCCAAAGAGGCTGATATGTAGTCGGGGTGTAAACCTCCATCCTTTTTCCATACAGATGTTTGCGACTTCTTGGACGTTGAGATTATATTCCTCGCTCCTGCCGCCCAACGGCATAAGGTATACAGGACATTCGATGCCTGCTTTACGATACTCTGCAACAGCTCTACCGGCTTCATCAATGTCCACACGATCAGCAACCACAAACTTGAGATACATGTCACTATTGTCCACGTGGCTATAATCAACAGCCACTTGAGGCTTAATAGCAGTCTCCCAAGGTTCTCCACTAACTGAGAGCTTTGGGGAACAACTCCAAGTAACCTCAAACCTCTCCTGATTGGCAAGATAGTCTTTAAAATCAGTATGAAGCATCTGCGTCGTATTTGTTTCAAATGTAACATTTTTTAAGTCCTTCATTTTAGGATGCTCAAACAATTCTACATACAACCTTTGCCATGCTAACAGTGGCTCACCACCAGTCATAATCAAGTGTATGTCTTGTCCGTTATCCATTGTCCACTTGCCCTCAGGCAGTAAACTTACCAAATGCTCTACAACTTCATCTATTGTACGTAGCATGTTGAATTCTTTAAACTCAGGATAGATACTAGCATATGTATCACAACCTGTGTGTATAATAGGCAAGTCGGTAAACACTTTTGTATCTTTGTGTACATCTGTATTTAATAAGTCTTGTACTTCTTGGTTGTGAATTATACCTGCCTTTTGTTTTTCATCACGCATTGGCTCTGATCTATCCAAACCAAAGTTCATGCATCTAAAGTTACAACCAAAGGTACGTAAGAACACACTAGGTACTCCTACAAACTTACCTTCGCCTTGTACACTATAAAATGCTTCACTATATCTTAGTTTACCAACTTTCATGTTTGCATGCCTTTTCTTATTATTATAGCATAAATTACCAATAAGTCTACCTCATTATTTCTATATTAGGATCCCACCTGCTCCACCATTCTTCCCAAGGAAAAACAATCCAACTTGGGTCGTCTACTTTGTTAATTTCTTCTGCATGGTAGTCAACATCAATTTCTGCTTCGCTTGCAATATTATCAAAAAGGACTGCAAACTTTGTAGTTTCATTCCAGATGGTATCCCATACATATCCAATGTCAGTTGTGTCACCTACTGCTTTTTTAATTGTTTTTTCCCAATCTTGTTTAATCCAATTGATAGTAGCACCACTATCGTTAATATCATCAACNATCANTATTTTCTTACGTTGTCCAACGTCCCAACGGGCACCAGTTGATTTGCCATCGTTCATTCCAAATGCAATTTCTGCAAGTTTTTTATTGCTTTCGCAAGGCACATGCTTACCATCACGTAGTCTTACATCAAGTGTGTACATGGTGATATCTAAGTATTGACTTAATAGGTTGCTAGGATTCAATCCTCCACGTGTAATTCCAACAATATAGTCTGGCTTCCATGATTCCTTTTGCATTTGACGCAGTATCTCTTGTGTTTGTCTTTGAACGTCATGCCATGTAACAAATATTTTTTTCATGTTATTTCCTCACGTTTATTGTTGTTCCGTTTTTTTGTTTTACAAAAGTGCCTAAGTGCTTGTTTGGATCATTCGCATGCATAAGTGCAAATGGTTCAACTTCTTTCCGTGTTACTTTNTCCCAACGACCTGTATCTTGTCCAGTGCGTTTTAAATACCACGATACCTTTTGACAATACAAATCTTTTAGTTTAATCATATCTGGATGGAATGCATCCTCAGGATTTGTTGCATCGCCTTCGAGGAATTCTCGTTCGGCATAGGTTGTATCATTATTGTTTCCTGTGAGATCGTGCCTGTCGTGTGTAACTACTGTTTCTATACGTTGGAAACAATCAACAACATATGCAACTTGTGATACCCAAGCATCATTGGCTTGTTGTGGGCTTAGAGTTCCAAATAATACTAGCCATTCTCTTGGAAGTATAGGAAAAATACTGTAAGGATGTTGGTTATGATTATCTTTAAATGCTAATAGTTTAAACTGCCCTGTGTAACTACAGATTTCTTGATCCCAGT